ATGGAACAGATTTTCGATTCATTGTACCTGGAGGGTTATTTTGCTAACCTTTCCAAAAAAGAAAAGGGCAGATACCTTAGACACCTGATGGTTACATACGATTTGAACTATAACACCATCCGACGTAAGCTATCTGGAGTCGCAGCTTACCAACTTAACACTCTCGAGCGCATGGCTTGCACGGAGGCGATAAAAAAGGAGGACTTATGGCGATACTAAATTTTTTGGAGTTTTTCGTTACACCAGACGGCTTTGTTTACTACAAGAAGCCTGGCGAAGAGTCAAGACGACTCACCAAGTTCAATACCGATATTGTTGACGAGCTGCACAATGTCATCAAGACGAGGTTCCCAGAGGGATACGCAGCACTTGCTAAGCTATATCGCCGTAATACCTTCAAAATGGTTGAGCGTTTTATACGCTGCAACTTTGGCGAGCACGACCTGCTGACTCAAGACATCGAGCACGATATCTTGCACTTTGAAGAGGTTCGATGCCCGCTACGCGGCATGTGTGAGTTCGAGCGAGTGATATGTCGCCCTAAGACAATGGTCAACCTCTCTAAATGCGAACGAGAGATTGCCGACCTCTACCTCGAGGGACTTACATTTACACAAATCGCCGAACGGCTCGGCAAAAATGCACATACTGTCAAAGTGCAGCTCATGCGCATCAAGGTCAAATGTGGCGTTAGTCATTGTCGCGATATCATTAGAGTCTTACGTCTTAACAACTACTAAGTGGTTCTGATCTGCGACACGTGCAAGCATAAGCGCAACTGCATTAACGGACGCTTTTTCCTAATTAAAAACAAATATGTTGAATACCTTAACATAGAGAAATGCGAATATGATAACAATAGAACAATACATAAAGCATATCGATAATCTGAAGGAGATGGGGCTGCTATCTAAGGACTTTCGTGTCGTACAATACAAAGATGGCTGCCTTCTTGGTGTGAATGGCAAGTGTGAGGCTTTCGAGGAAGAGCCTCTCGACTTCAAGGACTATATATGGTGGATAGACGGTTACGCTTATCGCCCAGTATGTCGAGCACGAATGCAGCCCACTGTAGTTCTTGACGATGAAGGTACACTCGAACTCAGAGATACCCCATTTTTCAGTGCGTTTATCCCTTCGCTGAGCATCGATATAAAGATCCTCTGAAAACAATAATAAAGTGTGATATCGTGTTTTGTGGCAATCAAGCGTTGCCACTATCTTTGCACAGAGAATAAACTCAAGCGAAATGATTACAGTAGAACAAATATTAAACGCAACAAACGGAGGTTTGGACATTATATTGTCCATATATCCGCAGGCGCGTGACTGCGTACACCAGAAGAACAAGCACTTCTCTATACGCAACGAGCGTACGCCGTCGGCCTCTTTACGACAATTCAACTCGAAAAGGTATGGCGCGATTTGGCAGGTCACGGACTTCGGCGGTGAAGGTCGTGGCGAAAATGCCATAGACATCTTTATGCGCGAGAATGGCTACGACCGCTCACGCTTCAATGAGGCGATACTGAAGCTGGCTGCACAGTTCGACATACGCGACGAACTCGACCGCTCTGTGAACCGTCCGGAGATCCGTCAGCGTGAGGCTCGTGCCGACGAAAAAGACGGTACACGCTCCTTCGAACTCAACGAGAAATTTACAGACGCAGAACTTAAGGTTCTTGGCCCGAAGGTTACCCAAGCTGACATTGATGCATTGCACTGGCACTCCGTCAAATGGATTACCAACGTTAAGGACCGCAAGGTTACTGTCAAGTATTCTACCGAGCACTATCCTATCTTCATGCGCGAGTGTGTTATCAAAGAGGCTGTGGGCGACCAGCCGGAAGAGAAATTCTATAAGGTTTATGAGCCTTACAACTGCGATAAAGGCTTCCGCTTCTCGTACACGCCTGCAGGTGCAAAGCCGCGCTTCTATATTAACGGGCTTGCGGAGCTCAAGAAGGCATACCGTGACTTCAATGCCAAGGAAGAGAAAGAGTGGAACGCAGCACACGAGGACGGCAAACCGTACAAAGAGCAGAAGTTGCCCGAAGCGGTTATCTGCTCTGGTGAACGCGACTCGCTTTGCTGCAAGTCCATGGGCTACTTTCCTCTGTGGTTCAATTCCGAGACCTATCAGCTCTCGGTCGACGAGTATAAGGAGATAATGAAGTACGTCGAGATACTCTACAATATACCCGATATCGACGAGACGGGTCGTCGCAAAGGCAGGGAGCTTGCACTGCGCTTTATCGACATACATACCGTATGGCTCCCAGAGAAACTGCAAACATACAAGGACAACCGAGGCAAACCTCGCAAGGATCTGCGCGACTGGCTCGAGATACACAGTGAGCGTAAGGATTTCCGTAATCTGCTAAGAGTGGCCATGCCGGCAAAGTTCTGGGTGCAATACTACACCAAAGAAGGCAAGATGAAAACGGAGGTGGATACAGCCTGCCTTTATAATTTTCTACAACTTAACGGCTTCTATGCACTCCATGATGACAACTCTGCGGTGACGCAGTTTATACGCGTAGAGGCTAACACTGTGATGCGCGTCAATGTCAAAGAGATACGTGAGTTCATCCGGCGATGGGTTGTTGATAGATTCGAGGACCGTAACATCCTCAATCTGGTGCTCAATACTACTAAGCTATCTCCTGCAGCTCTTGAGTCGTTGCAAGAGATTGACCTGGACTTCACCAATTACACTCCAGACTCGCAGTTCTTCTTCTTTGCTAACAAGACTGTCGAGGTGTGCGTGCCTACTGTATCTTGTCCGGATGGGTTGAAGGAGTATGATCCAGGTGCAGATAGCTTACACAACTTCGTTTGGGAAGAGAGCGTCATTCCTCATAGATACAAGGCTTTGCCTGATATGTTCCGCATTACGCGTAAAGAGGGTGACAATGGTCAAGCGTTGTTGGATATAGATATCCTTAACGTGAAGAGCAACTTCTTTGGCTATCTTATCAATACCTCACGACTATACTGGCGCGAGGAAACGGAGTTACCCTTCGGCGATGACCGCGAGGCTTCAGCGGCATACATCAAGGCTCATCCGTTCTGCATTGATGGTGAGGGGCTGCAACCTTACGAGATAGCAGAACAAAAACAGAATCTCATCAATAAGATATTTACATTTGGCTACATGCTACATCGATACAAAGATTATGCGCGCTGTTGGGCACCGATGGCCATGGACAACAAGATAGGCGAAGAAGATGAATGTAACGGACGCTCCGGCAAATCTTTCTTCTTCAAAACGCTCTCGTTCTTGGTTAATACGGTTAAGTTGTCCGGACGCAATCCGAAGCTCATGGATAATCCTCATGTTTTTGAGATGGTCAGCCAGTTTACAGGTATCCTACTGATTGACGATTGCGACAAATATCTCAATCTTGGCCCGTTCTACGATAACATTACGAGTGATATGACTGTCAATCCGAAGAATAACAAAATATTCACTGTAAAGTTCGAGGATGCGCCTAAGCTTGCTTTTACCACGAACTATGTACCGCAGAACTTCGACCCGTCTACTGAAGCTCGCTCTCTGTATATGGTATTCTCCGACTGGTACCATCAGAAAACCGAGGATAATGATTATCGAGAGACACGAGATATTCGTTCTGACTTCGGCAAGACTCTGTATGACTACGAGTATAGTGAGGACGAGTGGAACGCCGACATTAACTTTTGGCTTCAGTGTTGTAGGTTTTACCTCTCACTTAAAGACTCTGGCTTAAAGCTGCAGCCACCTATGGCCAACATGGTGAAGCGTCATCTTAAAGCTTCCATGGGCGCCAACTTCGAGGACTGGGCAGAAGGCTACTTCTCACCCGACGGCGAACATCTTGACGAATTCCTGCCACGTGACGACGTCTTCAACGAGTATCAGCGCTTTGCTAACGTAAACCGAATAACAATGCAGGCATTCACCAAGAAGCTCAAGTCGTTTTGCATACTATGTCCTTGGATTGACTGTATGAATCCGCCTGACCTCTGCAATACGGGCGGTCGAATACAGCGATCAGTGATGGTGGCACCAGACAAGCGCAAAACCAAGGACATGATTTATATACGCTCTATCCCATTAGACACCAAAACAGACGCAATCGAACAAGACATTTGTTTCTCGACAGAAGACGAGAAACCTTTCTAATATTACTTTATCATTTCGCTTCAATCAATGGGTAGGCGGGCTGCAGGTTTTAAAGACCTATGCAGCCCGCCTTTATTTTTATCGCAAACTCGCTTGCATCATTAACAGACTGTTCCATTCTTCCACAGGTTTTGTAGGCTCGACTCTCATGGCGGCCTTTTGCTCCCCGACACCCCTTTATTATTCTGTACAAAAACTTTGTGATTTTGTAATGTGATGTTCCAAAAAATCAAAAAGATAAGTAAATTAAGGGATTACGGCTTGTTCACAAACTATCACAAAAGCCTTCACAACTTCATCACAAAAAAAATAAGTTTGCAACACCATTCGAGCCTTGTATTGGTGTCACATTCTTCAATGTGCAATCACAAAACGCAACACAAACTTTGTTTAAAGTCAAAACATTGATAGCCATTCACTTAGCCATCATTATCATACAAATCACAACTTCACAAAATTTTCTTGCAACTTTATACTTAGCCGCACGTAAGATAGAAAAAGGAGCGCACAGAAGACAGAATTATTAAGACTTTTATCTCTATAAAGTAGGTTTGTTGGTAAATTTTTCCTACTTTTGTAAGGTAAATAAAATTTCATCTTAAACCAAGTATCTGTGTCAAAATATCTCGTCTACATCTCCTTCAAGCCGTTCATAGCTCAATGGCTGCGCCATCACTTCGGCGACCCTGTAGTATTCCCGGCTCAAAGTGCAGAGAATGCTTGCATCCGTCATTTTCTCACGCGCCAGCCTGGTTCGTTACCGCTGCCACGTGGCGATGATGATGTTGCTATCTGCATCCCCGACTCAAAGCAGAAGCCGGTCGTCACCTACAACTACCTTTCTGGCAATGCCCGCAAGGCTGTTGCCGAGTGCATCGAGGACACATTCAGGCTCCAGCTTTGGCGCGATCTCGCCGACATCGAGCTGTGCCAGTGCACACTACTCTCTGCTGTTAGAGCGTGGTGCGAGGCTAACGGCATAGATGTCGAGTACGACTACACGCTAAAGATGCGTTTCCAACGTATGCGCAACTCCTACCTTAAGCATGGTATCGACCTCAGACGCAGCTCTCGAGTGCGCGACAATAAAAACTGTTAAATATTCTATAAATCACACGGATAAGATGCCCATTTTTGTTCACGCCCGTTCGTCACTTATGTTCAACATATAAATATAGCTCTATATGAAGTCGATAAAGCTCGTTAAGTCTGTAGCTTATGCTTACAGCACCCAACTCGAAGGCTCGGTCCTCATCGCCAACCGCACCATCCGCATCCCATCCAACATCTTGTGGCGCTCAATTTGTGTCAAAGATCATCCGTCTATGGTCTCGTCTACCAAGACAGATGACAAGAACAAGGTTATAACCACCACTTTGAAATTCCTTACACCTGACGATTTGAATATCAAGCGCCGTCATTTGGTGTTCAAGGTGACACTCATCGACGATCGTCAATTTCTTGTTGGCTCCTCTGAGCGACCTTACCCGTCTGTAGAAATCACCGAGAACTGCCCCGATGCTGTCAAAGATAACCAGCTCAACGAGGTCGTTGTAACATACAAATCTCACGAGATACCCCCATATATTAAGGTATAGCAGTATTTTGTACCACATGCTTCTCAAGCTACCTTTGTCGTAAATACTTATCATATGGAATATCATCTCGTCATATCAGGCACTATTGGCAGTTGGTGGAATGGTTGTTCTGCCGACTATGTCCGTTATGTGCTCAATAAGAATAGTGGTAAAGAAGTGCATGTCGGCTTCTGCTCACTCGGCGGCTTCGTTAAAGATGGCTTGGAGATTAACCAGGCTTTCCGTGACCACGGCAACGTACACGCTCACGCCTTCGGCATGAACGCATCTATCAGCACTATCGCCATGCTTGGCTGCAAGACTATCGACATCGTCAAGGGCAGCTTCTTCCTTATCCACAACGTGTCCACTCTCATCTACAAGTACGAGCAGAGCAACAAGGAGCAGATTGATGCTTTCGTGCGCAAGCTTCAGGCGCAGCGCGACTCGCTCAAGAACTTCGACGACGTGCTTGCCTCTATGTACGCCGACAAGACCGGCAAGTCTGTCGATGAGTGTCTCGCCCAGATGAAGAAGGGCAACTGGCTCACCGCGCAGCAGGCTCTCGACTTCGGACTTGTCGATTCCATACGCGAAGACAAGGAGGCAGAGAAGGCTGCCAACGAGTTTACCGGACAATTTACAAACTCTTACAACATATCTCAATTTAAGGATGCAGGCATACCGCCACTACCTCAATCACTTGCCTCGGAAGACGCAGCAGCTCGTGTCGCGTCAGTGGTTGACGGTAGCGGCAATCCAACTCCGAGCTTCATCGAGAAGACGTGCGAAGGGCTCAAGAACCTCTTCCGTAACCAACACGCATCAAAAACTTCAAACAAAATGATTAAAATCTTTGCTTGCGTCATGGCATTGCTCAATGCCACTGACGGTTTCGCGACCAACGAGGATGGCAACATTACCCTCACCCAGGAGCAGATGAAGAGCATCGACGATCGTCTTCAGGAACTTGAAGAGAAAGACAAGACTAACGCAAAGGCGGTGTCTGAAGCCGGCAAGGCTGTCAAGGAACTCAAGGACCAACTCACAAAGGCTCAGGACGAGTCCAAGAAGAAGGATGCTCAGATCGCAGCTCTCAAGGCCTCTGCTGGCACCACGACTGTTGATAATCCTGCCAACAGCGAGGAGAGCTTCACTGCGCAGGACGTGTTTAACCTTATTAAAGATGTATAACTATGGCTTCTGTTAAAGTAGGCAATATTACATTCGGTGCTGAAGAGCTCTCAACGACTTTTCAGACCTACCGTTCAGACTTCCTCATGATGCCACTTCTCGCTCTCGGCGCACTTGCAGAACATTGCTCTGTACGCACCGGCATCCGCTACCGCGAGACTGTTGGCGAGATGTCTGGCAATCTCGAACTCTCTAACTACCAGAAGACAAAGTATGAGGACGCAGCTGTAGATATTACACCGCGTATCTTCCAGACTTTCTTCGGCAACGTGGTGGCAGGCATCGACCCTAACGCCATCTACCAGAGCATTTGGGGCTCTAACGTTACTAAGGGCGACGGCCTGAAGAACGTGCCTATCGTCGTTCAGATCTGCGCATACCTTGCCAAGAAACTTGGCGAGAATATGTTCATGAACGCCTTCACCGCTAAGCACGATCCCGCAGACTTCTCCAAGACTGCGAAGTGGTTCGACGGTTTCAAGACTGTTCTCGAAAAGGACACTGCCGGAACCAACGAGCTGCAGAAGGTGCTCATCTCGACAACTCTCGGCAACCTCGTAGAGGGCGCAGAGTCTATCACCAAGGACAACGCCGAAGACATCATCAAGGAGTTCTACTGGAGTGGTACCGATGCTGCCGCTGCCAAGCTGCGCTCGCAGCCACTCAAGCTCTTCCTCAGCGACCAGGCTTACCACTGCTACACCGAGTGCTATCAGGTCAACCATGGCTCGCTGCCGTACAACCAGAACTACGACAAGCGTACTCTTGAGGGCGCAAGCAACGTAGAGCTCGTTCCTCTTGCGAACGTTCCTGCCGACTTCATGCTGCTCACTCCGAAGTCTAATATCTTCCTCGTGTTCAACCAGCAGACCGAAGACGAGAAATTCCTCGTTGAGAAGTCACTGAAGAATCACTATGATGTAGACTTCATCGCCAACTACTTCTTCGGCACGCAGTTCCAGAGCGTATCGCCCGAGGTTCTGCGCTACTGGCGCAAGAAGGCCTAAGCGATAGTCGCTAACATATTTGTTTAACATTAAAACTTATCATTTATGGCAAAATGTACTGGCGCCGCATCTATTTACGGCGATATCTGTTTCACACCGGGAGCGAAGTCGCTCCCTGGTGTACGTGGCTGGGTCTTCGGTATTGCCAAACGCGACATCTTAGGATGGCCAACCATCGGCTCGGAGACGCCAAAAACGATGGACGCTGTCGCTAAGTATACCGGCGACTTCAAACTGGCTTCTGATAAGAAGTGGCACAAGATTGGTCTTATACCTAACGAATCGCAGCTGCAGGTCGAGTCTCAGGGCACTTACGGCTCTAAGACATTCAAGGTCACTGGCACCGCTGTCATTCCTGGCACCGAGGAAGCTGCCACCGGCTACATCTCTCTCGCCAACAACGACGAGATGGTCTATCTCTTCATCCAGCGCAACGGCAAGGCACGCATGGTGGGCAGCGAGGCGTTCTCTCCTGAGCTCACGCTCTCGCAGGACCTCGGCAAGGCTGCTACCGATACCAACTCTACAACAGTGCAGGCTGTTGCGTCTGACGAGTATCCAGCTCCATTCTACCCGGGCAAGATCGAGACCGAGGACGGCGACATCTCCGGTGCTACCGGCCTGCCTATCGTAGCAGCATAGCATTTTCTTTTTCGCACAATAAGTAGTTTAAATTATTGATTGGTTATTTCTGGGGCGGTCCTCACGATAGCGATCGTGTGTACCGCCCTTTTTAAATTTGCATTATAATATGATAGATAAAAAACTTACCGAAGATATGCAGGCATGGCTCAACGCCGAGAAGCACGACCGCGAGTCTGTTGCCCGTGGTGCGGAGATGGTTCTGAAGCTCACGCGCAACATGTCGATGTATCAGACCATCATGCGCCGTCCTGAGCGTTTTGAGTCGAAGGTGCGCTACGAGCTTCAGAAGTTCTTGCCTATGCGTCTCGAGAACATGACTACTCAGGATGTCAAGTTACTCGATGCCGAACTTACTCCACAGATAGCAGCTGCCATCGAAGAGCAGGTTAAGTTCGAAGCCGAGCACAAGGCTGAGGAGGACAACGACACTGAGGTTTCTGAGGATGGCTACCTTCCGGCAGCTTCCGGCATCCGCCCCGATCACGACAACCTTCCAGAGGATGTGCGCAATATCTGGGCGGAGAATAAGGAGCGTTGGCTGAAGATAAAGAAGCTCTACAACACTCTGCTAACCTTCGAGCAGCCATGCGACCGCTACGAATATCTCAAGCAGCTGAAGGACTTGTGGTACACCTACAAGAGCGAACTCGGACGTTATGACGGCTACGTCGCTCCTTCTGACGATGCTCAGGCTGAAGGCGAAGAGCCTACGCCTGCCGATATCGCTAAGAACATCGCCAATGCGCGCTCGTATATCACCAAGAACGTAGACCGCCTCGCAGAACTCCGCCGTCTGTCGCGCGAGTCCGACGATGCTACTAAGGAGCTCGACGAGTACAACAAACTGCTCGCCAAAGTTCGAGCCCGTGTTACCGTGCTCAACGACAACAACGCCCCTATCGGTGACGATCTGAAAACGAAACTCAATGAAGCAGGCTTATCCCTTCCGTCCGCTGAGTGACGTTCCCACTCAGTACCATCTCGGTACTGGGCTACACACGCTCGGCTTGCTCAGATGGATTCTGAAGCAGACCGGGCGTGCCGACGTTTACGTATCTACTTTCTCAACCTCCGACGCTTTCCTCTGCGGTTTCCTACGTCTGCGCCGGCGCAAGCTGATAGCCAACGCCACGCTCGTAGCTGACCTTAAGGCTGCACGCAAGACGGTGCAGCTCTATCGGCTTATGCAGAGCTGCTTCGACCATGTGCATCTGGCGCAGAACCACTCAAAGATAATGCTTGTCAAGAACGAGATCCATCAGGTTGCGGTCATCAGTTCGCAGAACCAGACCTACGGCGACCGCGCCGAGTGTACAATGATCACTACAGACCTCAAGGCTTACTACTCGTTGCTTGCCGGTCTGAGAGACATCGTCGACAAATCACTTGAGCTAAATGGATTATTCCAACGACTTACTGACAAAGATAGAAAACTATGCGCGGGAGATGATGACCCCGACGGAGATATCCGCCCTTTTGGGTATTGACGAGCGTGAGCTGTGCGACGACATAGCCACTGTTGGCTGTCCTGCACGCGCGGCTTATGTTCGTGGCGCATCAGCTACGGCGCTTGAGCTTCGCCGCACTCTTCACGATACGGCGCTTGCCGGCTCTCCTTATTCTATTCAGGAGTGTCAGCGTCTGCTTGCTGCCGCTCTTTCTGCTGTCACTTAGCATTCTCAACAACCAATACTATACATTATATATATGCTTCCAGTTAACCTCGATGAATATTCGCGCTATGTCACCCTCGACGATGCTGAACTGCGTCAGCTCCGTGTCGCCGAGGGTGTATTGCTGCGTCTTCATCGCATACGCGGCATGTATGCCTATTGGTTGCAGTTCCCGTCAAAGGTTGACAACGACCTGGTGCAGTACGATATGGCTATGTTCAAGGTGTCGCGCTCTCTTGCTTACGAGGATCTGCATCTGGTCAAGGTGCTGCTCGGCAATCTTCAGCAGACTACGAAGGAGTTCATGCGCTGGAAGATTAACAAGTCGCTCGAGCAGGACATCGCTGCAGCACGCCGCGCCGGTGACTTCCGGTCGGTGGCTGCGCTCTCTAAGGTGCTCGTGGCTAACAACCGCACCGACAAGGACGACGAACCCGACCTCGAATTCGACAAGATCGTGCCTCAGAACTTCGAGCCGACAGACGACCCTACGGTTCTCGGCATCGAGCGCATCCCTGACCTGCGTGGCAAGATACGTGCTCTCTACAAGCGCTACTCCAACACTATGATACAAGATGCTGATTTCGAGGAGATAAAAGAAGAGATAAAACCCGACGAAGATGAGTGATTGCATTGAACAACCAAACCTTCAGTATTTCAACGACGCGCAGTATTACGCACTCGCCATGAACACACGCGACGAGGTAATCGTTGCCGGACGTGGTGTGGGCAAGGGTGCTATTCAGGCGCGCCGTCTGCAGTCGTGCTTTCAGGGTATGCCCGGCTCCATGGGTGGCTTCGTGGCTCCGTCCGTCAAGCGTTGCCTGACCAATATCCTGCCCTCCATGCTCATCCACCTCGAGCGATGGGGCTTCAAGCGCGACCTACACTATGTCGTGGGTCGGCGACCGTGGAAGAAGCTCCACTGGAAGTCGCCTATCTTCACGCCGGCGAACTGGGAGAACACCATCAGCTTTTACAACGGCTCCGTCTGCAATGTCATTTCGCAGGACCGCTCGGGCACGTCCAACTCGATGTCGCTCGACTATCTCATCATCGACGAGGCGAAGTTCATCGACTTCGAGCAGCTCAAGGACGAGACATTCCAAGCTAACCGAGGCAACGAGATGTACTTCCGCCACTTCCCTCTGCATCATGGCATGACCATCACTTCCGATATGCCTATCACCAAGAAGGGCTCCTGGTTCCTCAACTACAAGGATAAGCAAGACCCAGAACTGGTGGAGGTCATCGAGGGGCTGGTCTACCAGATATGGAGACTGAAGCAGAAGCTGCTGAAGACTCCCGACAAGCACGAGCAGATCCAGCGACGCATAGACGAGTACAACAAGCAGCTCAACTTCTTTCGCTCGCAGTGTTTGCTATACCGCGAATATTCATCAATCGAGAACCTCGCACTCCTGGGCGAGGAGTTTATACGCCGTGCCAAGCGCGACCTCCCACCGCTCACCTTCGCCACGTCTATCATGTGTCAGCGTGTGAGCATATCGGCTGACGGCTTCTACGGCGGCATGAGCGAGACCGCCAACCTATACACGGCACCCAACGAGAGCGTGCTCAACCTGCACAACCTCGCCAACGCCGAGGGTGGTGCGCTGCCTAACGACTGCCGCATGGATGCCGACCGCAACGACAAGCTGCCGTTGCTGATAGCCTTCGACACTAACAACCTCATCAACTGGCTCGTCGTCGGTCAGGTGCAAGGCTCGAAGCTGCGCGTGCTCAAATCGTTCTTCGTCAAATACGAGCGCAAGATCCCTGAGCTGCTCGACGACTTCAATACGTACTATCACTATCATCGCCGTCGTCAGATCATCTTCTACTACGACTCCACCATGGTTGGCACCAACTGGGGCTTGCACTACAACGACCCTCATAAAGAGGTGGTGCGCACGCTGCGCTCGATGGGCTGGGCGGTGCGCGAGGCTTATCTCGGCAACCCGATGAACCACGTACAGAAGAACGCTCTCATCAATAATATGTTTCGCGGGCGTGCCCGTCTGCAGGTGCTCATCAACCGCGACAACAACCCCGACCTGCTCATCTCCATAACCTCTGCCGGCGTGTACAACGGCAAGAAGGATAAGCGTGGAGAGAAGCTCGCAGAGACCGAGGAGGATAAGCTGGAGGCTCGTACCGACGGCTCCGATGCCTTCGACGTACTCTGCATAGGCGCGGAGACCAAGCCGGTGTTCCAGGGCACCGGCGGCACAACCAACACATACGGATAATATATTTTCACTCATTCATTAATATTTTATATCTTTTATTAGCCACTGGCGCGAGATGCGTCGGCGGCTTTTTATTTACACCTTACTAACAAAATAGTTAGTAAATAATTTGCATACTATCTAAAAAATTAGTACCTTTGTATTGTTCAATTAATAAACATCATTTATGAAAAAACAAGAAACAATCAAGATGAATGTCACTCCCGACGAGGAAGAACTCATCAAGGCTATTCGCAATTACTGCAACAGCTATCCAAATGGTTATCCCGAACTGCTCGACTATGCAGAGGATTTGTTCCAGCGAATGACTGACATGCCGAAAGACTAAGAACAAACGGTTCTCCCTTCGGGGAGAGCCTTTAACAAAAAGATATAAACTTAACGATTATGGAAGTAGTAGTAAAACAGAAACAAGAGAAGATTACCGATATGAAGAAGCGTATGCGTGACATTTACCTTGCAGTGTCATGGCGTGAGATATCACGCACGTACTTCGACAAGTCGGTGTCATGGTTCCAGCAGAAGATGTACGGCATCGACGGCAATGGTGGCGTTGGAGGTTTTACCCCCGAAGAGGCAGACCAGCTATACTGTGCTCTAAACGACCTCAGCGACCGCATACGTCGTGCTGCGGACAACATTAAAGCTCCGGCTACTGATGTGCCGTTTAATTGAACAACAAGTCGCCGTTGAGCTTACGGCGCGCACCCAGCCTCGGAGCCTCACGGCTTCGGGGCTTTTTTGTTGGCAATTGCCAACCTCGCACCGTCTCGCCTTACCGCTGATGAGCGTCCTCGATGTGGCGGTGTCTTTCACGATGGGCGCAAAATCGACAAGCCAAAATCACATACTCGGCACGACCGCCGGCATATTCCGCTAAAGGCGAGGGCGGCAATTGCCAACTCGGCGCAGGGCGGTGTAGTGCTGCATAGACAGAAAGTCTTGCACCCTGCAAAATCGTAATGCTTAACTCGTTGATTTTTAAGCATTACGATTTTGCAGCTATGGAAAAGGTACGCGAAAACGCGCTCATTTTTCAATTCCGGGCTTCTTTTTATTGCGGAAAAGAAGCAAAAACGCTTGCGAAAACAAGTTTTCGAGTGGTATTCTCCGGTAGAGAATGCTATTTCTTACATCTTGCGCGGTTCCGTTCGAGAGCATTTTTAGAAGATTATTGTACATCGGGTAGAGTGTCGTTTTTACTTCGCGAATTTACGGCGGACGGCTGCCACCCAAGCACCGATGCTCTAAAGTAACAGAAATTTTACAGCAGCCTTCCGACTTTTCTTCCTACGGCTTCCTTCAAAAACTCGGTTTTCCATAAAATTTCAATCCCTTTTGCTTGTCCTCTCGCCTTGCTTCCACCGTCTTTTTGCGACGTAAAAAGCGAAATTCGACCCGACGTGAATAAAAAAAACTCTCAAACGGGCTACAGATGAGATGTGTAAAAAGCTCTCTTCTCGCCTCTGAGAATAAATTTAAGGAGGACAAAAAATGAAAACAGCCACTTTCTACAGCTATTTGCCAAAGCGTTACACCGCAAACGACGCACATACCGAGCGCGTAAGACGTTTTATTTATTCGTTCAAGCGTGGCGACCGCCATGCGGTAGACTTCGCCATAAACATCGTAAGCGAGTGCCTTAATAAATGGTACGGCGCAAGCAATCAAGACTATGTGCTTGTGTGTGTTCCGGCTGCTACAAGTGCAAAGTACAACCGCCGCTTTAAGCGTTTCGCCGAGGAGGTAAGCAAGCGCACCGGCATACAGAACGGCACGGCACACGTGAATATCTTCGGCATGCGCGAAGCGAAGCACAACAACGCCGCGCACATCGTCAGCGAGTCGTATGGCTACTACGTGAGCACCGACCCCGACTTCTTCGCAGGCAAGAACGTGATACTCTTCGACGACCTCATTACTACAGGAGCCACGGCGGAGGAGTTCGCCGAAGAACTCGCAGCGGTAGACGCTAACGTCATCGGCGGCTTGTTCCTCGCACGCACCAAACTTATTCGCAATTTATAACCATTAAAACTAAACAATATGAACAATTTTTCAGAACTCGTTCGCGAAGAACGCCCCGACTACAAAGTATATAATAGCGGTTTCGACTCGCTCAACAGCGTTGAGCTCATAAGCCTAATAATAGGACAGGGCAAAAGCACGCACGCAGCTATGCAGCAGGCTCGCCAAATAGTGAACATTTGCGGCGGCAGTCTTCGCGACATCGCCACCCGACGCGCCGAAGAACTACAAGTAGTGCAGGGCGTAGACCCCAAGAAAGCAATGACACTACAAGCAGCGTTCGAACTCGCTAAGCGCATCGAGCGCGAAGCAGCAGCCGACCGCCCGAGCTTCAGAACCGCCGAAGACGTTTGGCGATACTTCCGCCCGATAGTGGGCACGGCAGACCATGAGGAAGCGCACGTGCTGCTCATGAATAATAATTTCAAGCTGATTAAAGCCGTGAAGCTATCAAGCGGCGGACTCACCGAGACAGCCGTAGACGTGCGCGTCATATTGCGCGAGGCTCTCGTCAACAACGCCACCACGCTCACCCTGATACACAACCACCCCAGCGGCAACCCATGCCCGAGCCGCGACGACGACCGCATCACGGCGACGCTAAAGCAGGCGTGCTCTACAATGCGGCTCTATCTTATAGACCACGTCATCGTAACGGATAGCACATACTACAGCTATTCGAAGGAGGGCAAGCTATAGACCGCATCGCACCGACCTCACGCATCGAGGTTGGTGTAGTCGCAACCATTTTGTTGAGCTCAACGAAATGGTTGCTTCTCTTCCCACCCACCGCCCTTCCGCCCGCCGCAAAAACGCCTGCAGCATTTTTGCGGCGGGTCCCAAAGAGGTAAAAAGCCACCATTTAGAGGCTTTTTTCATTTTTCTAACAAAACAAGGTGATTATATCAAAAAAAATCGCTTACTTTGCAAACAGCAAGAAAGAAAATGACATCTAAAACAATAAAACAAGGAGGCAAAATTATGTGCATTATCAACGACATCACCCATTTTGTAAAAAATGGTTTTACAGTTTTGCGCCATGCCTCTTCCGGCAAATACGAAGAGAACTCACTTGAAATTGAGGCACTGAAGCGTGAGATGTTCTGTAAACCATCAAATCGTCACACAGATATGGAGAACCTCAGAAAAGATCGTGACAATATTGCCCGTGACGTACGCACGGTGTTTAATAGGGTGTAATACCTAACGTGTCGCTAATTTGATTTTGAATGTTTTCATGACACATGAAAATTAGATAAAGAACTATTTGGGAGCCCTCGGTGCGTGACGCATCGAGGGCTTTTTTCTGTAAAAAAAATAACCTTTTGATGATTTTTTATGTTAAAAAACTTGCGTAATATCCAAAAGATGATTATCTTTGCATTGTCAAAATAATTAAAGTTATGAGGTACACAGAAAAAGAAAAAGAACTGATTGAGGCTATCAGAAATTACAGAAAAGCCTACCCGAACGGAGCACGAGAACTTGAATTCTACATTATGGATTTAGTCTACGAGCTTATGGAGAATGAATAACCAAAAGCCCTCCCTCTCGGGGGAGGGCATAAAAAGATATAAATATGGAATACACAATCGTAAATCAGCAGACAACAGTGCGTCAGGTACTCAATGACGTGTACGAGGACATTAATTGGGCTTATCTCGCACAGAACTATTTTGGAAAATCCCGCAGCTGGCTTTATCATAAGTTCAGCGGACGCAACAACGGCAAGCCCGACGACTTCAGCGACATCGATCGCGAGCGTCTTAAGGGTGCGCTTGTGGATATAGCAAACCGTCTGAGAATGACGGCTGACAAGTTGTAATAACTTATTATTTTGACACCTGCCTCGGAGCCTCACGGCTTCGGGGCTTTTTGTTGTCTTTTTGCTGTTTTTTTAATTCTCCCTTCTGCACGTTAACTTTGCGAGTATAAAAGATATTGATATGGAAACAATAACAGATAAGCGTTTAAAAAGACGTGGGGGGGGGGGGGGGAAAGTATGAACCCTATAGTCTTTCACGATTACGAGGGCTTTTTGGCAAAGTTCAAAGAGAACCCCAAGACAACCGATGAGTGTTGGACACCGAAGGATGTATACGAAGCGGTGCTGAAATACGTTGGTGAGATATATCCTTTGGAAGGCAAGCAGATTTTGCGCCCATTCTATCCAGGAGGTGATTACGAACATGCAGAATACCCTTCTGATGGTGTTGTAGTGGACAATCCGCCATTCTCCATGTTTACAAAGATATGCCGTTTCTACATGGAGCACAACATCCCCTTCTTTCTTTTCGGTCCGGCTCTAACCATATCCTCTTGCTGCAAGCATGGCGCTACAGCTGTTGTCATAGGTCGGCAGATAAAATTCACCAATGGTGCAGATGTACCTTGCAACTTTGCGAGCAATCTGTTCGGCAATATTTTAGCTGCTACAGCGCCTCGCCTCGATAAACTCATTGAGGCGTGCCCTTCTCAAGACGTCAAGGTTGGCCTTCCTAAATACATCTACCCGGACAATCTTCTTAGTGTATCCGATCTCCAGATTATAACACGAGGTGACGTAACTTTTCAGGTGGAGCGTGACTCTTGCATTCCAATCCGCCGTCTTGCATACATGCCCAAGGGCAAGACCCTATTTGGCGATCATTTTCTTCTTTCATCAGCAAAAGCAGAAGCAAAAGCAGAAGCAAAAGCAGAAGCAAAAGCAGAAGCAGAAAACCGCATACCCGTTCCGCTCTCGCCGGCTGAACTTGATATTATAAGCAAGTTGGATTCAAAAGATATAAAAAGATGATTCTTTAGTTCTTTTTATTGATTAGGTTTATATTAGTGTAAGCCACTGGCGCGAGATGCGTCGGCGGCTTTTTACATTTCGTAGTAAAATAGTTATTGTTTTGTTTGGTTATTCGTAGTAAAATTACTACCTTTGCAGTGTTGAATTATTAAACAAGCGATCTATGAAAAATGTAAAAGTTTCTAAGATTCTGAGAATCTTGACTGACGACGGTTGGTACTTAGACCGTTACAACGGGGACCACCGAGAGTTTAAACATCCTACAAAAAAGGGTGTTGTAACTGTCAACGGCAAGCCTTCAACATCTATCTGCGGATGGCTCCTCAGTAGTATTGAACGGCAGTCGGGGCTTAGGTTCTGACAAACTGGGGTGGAGCTGAAGCTCCTCCCCTCCCCCCACACACATTCGAAGCAGACGCTTGTTTTGATATTCGACAAAGAAAGGTGGCGGTCGTGGCTGCCACCTATTTTAAGATTAAGATATAAAACAATATATTATGAACGATGTTGTGATTAAAGCTGCCCGTACTGCTGACGGCTACTGTTGTGCTTGCGACTTACTGCCGGGTTGGGTTGTTGCTTACGATGGCGACCTTGAGGGCTTTAAGGAGTATGTCCAGGAGAGTGTTGACTTCTGGCTCGAAGGCAGACGTAAAGACGGTGATGCATACCCGGAGGTGTTTGACGGTGAGTATAGGCTCGTCTATGATTTTGATGTAGCTACGTTGCTCGACTACTATCGTGGCATATTCTCGTTTGCCGCTCTTCAGTCAATAACGGGCATCAACCAAAAGCAGCTCTCACACTATGCGAGCGGCATATCGAAGCCGCGCCCTCAGCAGGTGGAGAAAATAAAGTCGGGATTGCGCCGACTTGCCAAGGATATTGAAATGGTCACTGTTTAATAAATTCAACACCGCCGCCCGACCATGCGGCATATAAAAGATCTATTTATTCCCTCGGTGCGTGACGCATCGGGGGATTTTTCATTTGCGTGTCTCCACGAAATTGGTTAACTTTGCAGCATCAAAATTTTAAAACATTTATATAGCGGTGGGAGTCTGTGAGGATTTAAGCCGCTTTTCTTTTGCCATATATTGCTTAATCAAATTTTTATTGCTAATTTTGTGCAATGTTTTAAAATTTTGAAAAAATGAACAATGGTGATATTACTGTTATAAATAATTATGTTCAAACAGTCTCGCACTCATCTTCATATTGGATGGTGAGGACTATGGGTGGTGAATACTACAATGACTTTGTCGAGAATGGATTCATTGCTGTTGGGCATAATGACATCCTTCTAAAGGATATAAATGATATATTGACCAATGAAAACACAGCGATGAAGAACTTGCGCAAGATAGTAGCAAATCTTCATCCTGAAATCAACCGTCCCGGCCATGTAGCTTCGCAGCTCATACGCTTTTGCCATGAAATAAAACCTGGCGATATAGTTGTTGTTCCTGGGTATTCTTCATTCAATTTAAGTATATGCCGTGTCAAAAGTGCTGTATATGAGGAGCCTAATATTGTTGAAGGCAATGGTCGGTGTCCGTTCATGAAGAGAATAGATGTAGATATCCTAAAGTCTACTTCTCGCACTGTTCTGCCACCGAAAGCCCAGCTAATGTTTAATTCTCGTCATCCAATCTCAGACATTTCAGAATATGCGGCATATATAGACTCTACGCAGTTTGATTTCTATAATAAAGATGATGAGACACACATCGTTCTAAGAATAAAGACAGAAAACGAAGTGGACGTTTCCACATTTTACGAAATCCAACAATTATTTATACTTGCAGAGCAGTTTTGCAAAGAGAATAATATAGAAGACTCAGCAAAAGATGTGTCTATGAAAGTGCAGATGGAGTCGCCTGGTTTGCTTCATTTCATTTCAAAGAAAAAGAACATATTATCTACCGTGGGGATTATAGTACTTCTCATTAATGGTGGCGGTTTGGAATTCAACAATAAAGATTTCCAATTTAAACTTAAAACAGATGGTATCATTAAGAATGTCAGCGAATTTCTCGATCGTAAGACCGACCGGGAGATGCGTGACAAAATAAAGGATTCATTGGACTCGCTTCAGATAAACACTCCCGATGATTTCCAAAAGGCCATGATTGAGCTTTATAAGACACAAAACGCCAATCGTAAAGCTTATTAGTATGGATAATGATAAAACGGTATAAGCATTATGGCAATGGCTATGCTTATGGCAATAATAATAACCTCAGTCTGTTCTTTCATCTGCTTGCTGTGGCTGATTTTTACTACAGCAATGCGGATGAGGGTCATGGGCAACGTAGCTATTACTACAAACGTGCTCACGAAAGCCAATATGTTGCCAAGTATACTGAACATGATAATGGATGATTTCTTCGGTACAAAGTTAATAATTATATTTATAACTTGCTGCAT